CTTTGGCCACCATGTTCAACTCTTTTTCTGAAAGCTGAAAATCGGGATCGTCTTTCATGGTAAAAGTTTCCGAAGGCGGTGAAATTTTTTTTAGTAGTTTAATTTCTGCCTCCAGTTCCTCTGGGGTTTCTGGCCCAGAGGCTGGGGTAGCAAGTTTTGCTGAGTCAGAAGGCGGTTCCTGCGCTTGCCCAAGAGTTGGGTTTGTTAAGTCTGGAAGATTTTTTGATGGGTCAACAACAGGTGCATTTGATGTTATTTTTTCAGCATCATCCGTGTTTAATCCAAACACCGATACAAGAATAACTCTCGCTTGCTCTCTGTCGATCTGTCCGGTTCCGATGCCTTGTAAAATTGCCGTAAGTGCCTGAGCCCCTCCGACCCCAATCTTTGTAATAAGAGGATCGCCCTGAACCGAAACTCCGCCCGAAACATATACTTGCTCCTGCTTGCGCTGATCCACCTGCTCCTGCCAATCAAGGCCAAGCTCACCAAAGTAGTCAGCCAGCGTGGAAAGCCCGGCCTTGTAGTCCTCGCGGGCCTGCATGGCCTCACGGCCGGCGTCCACGGTTAGGCTCTTGGGTGTTTGCCAGGAAATCCGGTCATAATCCTTGGCGGCCGGCAGGTCGCCCTTGGCAATCGCTCTCGCAATAAAGAAACGCCAGGCGCGCTGACAGAATCGATCAATCAAAAGCCTTTGCCGCTGCTCAAAGCGGCGTTGTGCCTTGGCAACAATAAACCGCATCCCTGCCCCACCAACCGCAGCTGGATCATAAACAAACTCCGGCGGCAGGTTTAGCCCTAAAGCGATATCGCGGATGAGGTACTTGGCAAACGGCTCAAAGCTGGATCCGGGGCGGGTCGGAGCAAGGTTCTCAATCTTTTCACCGGGCAACAGGCGCGGGATGTTGGCTGAGCTGGTGATTTCCTCGCGGGCAACGTCATTGGTGGCATCCCTTGCCTCAATCTTACCAAAGAATCCGCCGGAGTTGGCCAACGGATCCCCGTTCTCCGATGTGATAACGGCCGCAATGGAGCTCTGAACTTTGAGAGCGTCTTTTTCAAATTCAGTAATCAGCTTTAGATCCCGCAAGTGGTTAAGAGCTCTTGCCAAGGCGGAGGCGCCGCGCACCTGATCTGGGCGCTCAATTTCCATCAGGTGAATCACGTTGTCGCAATCAATTCGGCGATATTCGTTGTCCAGTTCGACCAGGTATCCGGTCGGCTCTCCAAATTTTCCAAGGAAAACCCCGTCAGTGGTGGCATAATCAGATCCTTCGCAAACCCTATGACCCTCAACGACCTGCAACATTCCATCCTTGGTCATCATGACAAAGACATCGCCATCAATGTCGATGGATCGCGATAAGGCCATCAAAAGATCCGCCCAGCTCATGCGGCCGGTGATTTCCGGGCAAGGAGCAATCACATCCCGCCAATACGATTCGGCCAGCTTCCCAAATTCCTGATCCTCTCCCCTGTACTGCGGGCGTAATCCGGATCCGATGGAATACTGCGCCACGGAATCCACCGCACCCTTGACCAGCCCAACGTTGCGGTACATGTGCCGAGCCAGCTTGAGAAGTTCGGTGCGAGTGGTTTTGCTTAAATCTTTTTGAGAATCCTGAGCATACGCCCCGTAAATGACGGGGCGCTTGCGTGAAAAGCCTGCTCCCTCATAAGGTTGGAATGTTGAGATGCCGGCGCCGAATCCGGCGGAAAATGCCTTGATTCCCGATCCAATCCTGTTGACCAAAGATATTTTTTTCATGCTATATTGCGGGTTTAGGCGAGGTTTCTGACAATGGTGACGGGAGTTTGTAAAAGCACGCAACGACCCGATCCTTCATCAATCGCAACTTCAAGTGTTAAGGAAATGCGGCTGCTTTTTGCCTCAGAAAAATATTCGTTTAAATTACCTCCATCAAACGTGACGGATCCTACGGCATACTGAGCGCTTGAAAAGATATAGCCTCCTGAGTCGGATGCCATTGTTACGGACGTTGTGATCCCAGAGGTGACGGGCGTGGCTGTGATTCTAAATCCGGTGGTTCCCCACGCCTCTGACTTAAATTTTACAAGCTCATCCAATCGAACTCCGTATCTGGTGACCGTGTTGTAAGAAGTTCCGGATCCTGTTACCTGATTCACGTATCCGCCGGCGCTGGATGTGTTGAACAATACCGCCTGGCTGTTGAGTTGGCTTGAAATGGATCCCTGACCAGCCGATGAATCACCCAAAGAAGAGGCTGGAAGATTGGTTTGGATTTGCGCAGCCCCGGTGAAACTAAGCGAAACAACGCCGCCAAGAGTAACGTTGAGATTAAGATAGTAAGGGTAAGTTTTCGCATCATCCGGGATTGAAATGTACCAAGGCCCCGACGCTGCTCCGCTTCCGCTCGATGTAATGGATGGGGTGGCAAGGGTTGTTGAGTTTAGGTTGGTTACCAAAGAAAGGGCTGGATCGCGGCGTAGTCTTACGAGTTTTTTTGCAGCCACACCGGATCCTTGGGTCACAAGATTGATGACCTCAACTTTTGAAGAAGGGGAAAGGGACATGACGTCACCATTGATGGTCAGAGCCGTGTTGGCCGTCGCCGAAGTGATGACGTAACCGGAGACTGCGCTCCCATAAGAAACCACATTGACGTTTCCATAGACGCCACTAATGGCGTTTAAAAGGTCGGCGGTACTGGCGTTAAATGAGACGGCCGATCCGGTGGCGGCTCCGGTGCCAATTTTCCATTCGCCACGAACCGGATATTGATCCTGAGATCCAATCGAAACGTAAAAAGTGACCGGATTGTTGGCTTGATACTGCAAACCGTTTGAGTTGATCAGAAAAAATCTAAAATAACTTCTTTCACCATAATAGTAAGTGGGAATGAGATTTGGAACATTGTTCTGCGTGGCAATACCGTACCCGTTCCTGTACAGCGTGATGTCTGTTTTGTCGCCCATTTTAAGAATCCAAAACGTTGGTGAAAGATCCTTGAGTTCTTGGAACGCGATCACCATTGATGAAATCAATGGCAGCCTGAAACAAAAGAACACGTTCGGATGGTTTTTTATCAATCATAAAGCTGGCAGACTGACCGCCGGCCGAACTGCCAACAACAGCGCGACCAGAATCAACCCCGCTCATGGCCGAATCACGCATGGATTCAAGGGCAACAATCGCCGAGGCCGTAACCCCAGAAGCAGCTTTAAGCTCATTCAGGGCAACAGCCCGCGCTAGTTCGCGGGTATAGGCGGCCATCATGTTTTTGCCTGTGTCAACGATTCGTCATCCTGAGCGGCCGTGGGTGTTATGATTTTGCCATACACCGCCCACCCAGCCAGATAGGTCTCGCAATCATACAAGTGATCCTGACGCTGCTTGATCCGGATCCATTCATACAGATCGCGTCCGGTTTTTCGGTTGATCCTATGGATCTTTTTATGGCTGCTCATGTGCTCCCGGTATTGTGGGCTTACGTCGTGTGGAATTTCCCATATCGGCCCCTGCCCTCTCCGCAACCAAGCCAGCAAATCCTGACAGCCTGGCGAACTTAAAAGAATGAGCATGCAGCCGGCGTCCGTTGGCTGCGGGGCGCTGTGGACTGATTTCATGCGACCTCTTGGGGTTTCGACAAAATAGTTGGCACGCTCTTCGCCCTTGATGGCCGTCCACCTGTAGCGAGCACAAATCCTGTAGGTGTCTTGGGTTTCGTATCCCGAATCCATACAGACGTGCTCCGGTCGCACCCCGCTTGCGTCAAGGTGTTGTGCGACATCCTCGATTGTCCTGGCGTGACCTTCATCCCACAGGCGGCTGGATCCATCCTTGGCAAAAGCCCGGATCACAAACCAATAACCATCGATCTGCCGATCGATCGCCGCCAACTTAAGGTGCTCTGCCGGCATTTCCTGTTTCTTGGCAAAGCTGCCAACAGGAATTTCAACGCTTGCATCGTCATCAAACTGATCGTCCCACGGTTGAGCCGCCCACCCGTTGACCCACCCCTGCAATCCGTGAAGGTAATGCTTTTCAGTTAAAAACTTTTTACACACGTCCGCAAATGTGAC